CTAAAACTTGTACACCATGTTGTCTTCATACCGAGCAGAATAATTCAAGCCAGCCATTAAGCTCACTTTATGATACCCTGCAAACCGTTCCCACCCATCTAGCTTATACCCAATTACCAAATCCAAGTAATCCAAAAACTCGCTGCGTGTTGAACTAAAGAAGACAAATGGCGGTCGCACCATACTCATCAACTTGAGAAATTCTACCATTCCGAAGTACACATCATTATAATATGCCCCTTGAGCGGTGCAAACATAAGGCGGGTCAAGTAATAGTAACACCTTGTCTTGATTAATGAATTGTGGCAATAAATCAACATACGATTGTGAAACAATCTCAAGTCCATCTAAATAACCATCAGCACTTGGATAACCGCTCAAACGCACACGATTGTAGAAGTTATGCTGCATCAAATCATCTAACGTCCGCGCTTGTTGACCACTAAACAAAATCCAACTTGCTACGCTCGCTACATCTACATAACCACCAAATGTCTGCAAAGTTGCCTGAACCACAGCCTTAAGTGCTGGTGTCAGCTTGGTTTTTCGCGGACAATCTTGCAATAAATTAAAGATAACTTGGCGTAAACGGTTGGTATCATCAATATGCTGCAAGCGCGTGGCATAGCCATCAAAATCATTGTAAATCACACGTGCTGCGGGTTTACAGCGTTTCGCTGTGTGTGCCAACAAACCTGAACCGCCGAACACATCAATAATTGTCCAACCGTCCCCATCGCCCGAAATCTGTTCATTTAAAACCTGTTTAAACGCTTTTAAAAAATTGCGTTTCTGCCCTGTGAAAGGCAATGGTGCTTGATGATAAGTCTTTGACATTTTACGTCCTTTCGTACATGAAGACGGTTAGCGTGTGCCTGTTATCAGACACACGCGCCGTCGGTACGCTAGGTACGCAAACTGTTCATTAATTTAATTATTAAATATATTCAAATGCTTGCAACGTCTGCAATAGATTTTAACAACGCCATTGCCTGAAATTTCTAAAAGTTTACGATTACATTCATTACAAAACAAAGGTTTAAAAATCATTAATTGTACTGCCTTGTGCGTTAGTTTAAAATTCACGCCGCCTAGCTAGGTGGCGGCTTTCCAACGCAGCTACATCTGCAATGGGGTGTGGGTTGCGTCCTAACCGCGCCCACATCGCCGTCTTTTCTTAAAACGCCGTCATTATACTGTGACGGCGTTGATTTTTTTGTACGAAGCTCTTCAACATAATTTACAGACTAAACCCGAATCTCCACCACTTTCACATCTGGCGCGGCTTCCAATATCCGCCCCGTTTTCGCATCGTAAAACACGCTCGCCCCCACCGCATAGCCCGACCCACGCAACACCACACTATGCCCACCAAACAAGGTTACCGCTTCCAACGCCCCATCATCGCGGATTTTCGTGATTTTAGCAGCCTGACGATTCGGTTGCGGAAACACCGCTTGTAAGGTCTTTAAAATATTCACTTTTTAATCTCCCAAATAACGGTCTACCGTGAGTTTTTGCCACACCGCCACCGCGCCATCATTGTCCACGCCCACCTCCAATTCCACGCCCTGAATCACGCCAAACCACGCGCCATCGGCTTCGTCAAACCGCCAAATATCGCCGATTTTCGCACGCTCAATCGCGTATTTTTCGGACGGTGGCGCAAGCGTGATTTGTGCTTGCAAATGCGTTCCGCTTTCGCTTAACACTTTGATTCCTAAAGAACGACACACATTGTCCGCCGTGTACAGGCTGCCTGAAAGACTGGGCGCGGCTGGCATTTTATCCGTGCCATCGCGGTAAACGTGCGCCATGTTGGATAATGTGTGGGTCGGCGCAATCAACACGCTGTTATATTGCGTATTGACTTGTTTTTGCTCATCAATTTTCACAATCACATTCGGCGGACACACCACGTCCGCGCCATCGTCCAACAACCAAGCCGCTCGTTTCCAACGCGGTTTCACATTTAAAATCAACTCATTGGGGTGCGATTCAATAAATGCGCCTGCGGTTTGTGCCAATTCCTGCATCATCGCAATCGGCGTTTTATCCGTTAAAACAAAGAGATGGGCTGGAATCCGCCAATTCGCCGCCGTCCAATCCTGCAATTTAAAATCGGTGTAACGCAATTGCGCGTCCACAATTTGCCGCGCCATCAAATCTTGATTAACCGTACCTGTTTGATTTTTCGCGTAATCTTTGCCTAATTTCGCGGTCAAGCTACGACCCGACACGGTAAACGATTTGCGCCCAAATTCGCGGCTGGCTGAAATATTTTCCCCCATAAAAACAAAGGTTTCGCCATTGATTTTCAGCGTAATCGGCAAATCAGTTTGTCGGGTAAAATCAAATTTTTCAAAGTCTTGCGGTGGCATTTGCACCGAGCCTTGCCAACAATAACTGTCCATGTCGGTTTTGATGCTCGCGCCGAATAATTCAAGCGGTTCGCCATTCACGCTGGCGGAAATGTCGTTTACAATCATATAAGTATCCAATAAAGGAATCTGCGCCACCGCCCGACACGCAAACGGCAAGGGAATTTGTGTGCCATCGGTTTCGGTCTGATACACCTCAAATGTGAGCGGCAATTCGTCTGACGGCGGATTTTTGCCGCAGGGCGATTTGATTTCAGGATTTTTATTTGGTAAAACAATATCATACCAATGGCACGGCGGCTGCATACTGTCGCCTATTTGGGTTTTCAGGCAGCCTGAAACGTCCGCGCCCACAAATTGACCCGAAATCAGATTTGCTAAAAATTCGCCTGCAAATTCAGAGGATTGGCAGGATTTGCGAAATGCGCCCACCCAATTCGCCACGCCGTGATTTTTGTGTAACACACTGTCGCCAAAAGGATTATTTTGACAATGCTGTAAATTTTGGGTTTCGCTGATTTGCGCGGTGTGGCAGTTTTGCAGTAATGCGCTGTCATCATATTGATGTGTTTGACAAATTTGCACATCTGCCATGTCCAGCGTGCTGATTTCTAAACAATTTTGCACATTCAGGCTGCCTGAAACATCCGCATCATGATTTTGCGCCAAATTTGCACCAACTGATTGATGAGATTGACATAAATCGGTTTTCAGGCTGCCTGAATAGTGGGCGCGAAAGTCAAACACCAATGGGCTGCGGCGCGGCGGCTTCGGTGGCGAAATCGGCGCAATATTGCCCACATCATCGCCAAACGCAATCGGCAAATCGTCATCAAAATCAGGTTGTAATTCGCTGAATTGAATGAGTAAATCGTCCATTTTTCACTTTCAGGCTGCCTGAATTAATCGCTCGGCACTTTGGGATAGCGTTTGTCCCACGCCACAGGGCGGTATGGGCTGTTGTAATTATCCAGCGCAAGAATGATAAATTGCCGTTTTTCATCAAGATGTTGCAGCAAATAACTACCGTCTTCCGCGCTCCAAGTGCTGCGAACAAAACGCAAAGAGGCTTGGTCTACAGCAAACACGCGGCGGCGAGCAGGTTTGCCATTTACAGTAACAATGCCCGCCGTGTTCTTTTTGCCCGAAATCACGCCGCGCCCCGTAAAAATGCTTTGAAATTGCACATTACGCCGCAACAAACTTCGCGCCCCACTTCTCGGTGGTGGCGTACTGAATAATAAACCACTTGAAATCAGATAATTAGCCATTATTCACTTCCCATTGCGTGGCGTTGATTAAAAAATAATTGTCCGAGCCTGAATAGCCCAAACGGAATTTTAAAAACACATCGCTTGTGCCGTCTAATGGTACGCTGGTGCCGTTGGGTAAATCTTGCAAATTGTGTGCCGTGCGGTAAACACCCGATAATAAGCCACGTAAATTCAAGCCGTTATTTCGTTCAAAAATATACACTTCGGACGCGCTCAAACCGCCTGTGATTTTGTCGGGATAAGTTGCGCCCAAGCCACTACCTGCCAGCAATGAATGCAGCTCACATTCCGCGCCCAATTCGGTGTTGTCCCAGCGTTTGCCCATGTAGGCGCGATTTGAACCGCCACCTGTTACAAAATACAAAGAAGAGGTATTAAAATAATCATAACTACTTGATGATGAATGTAAGAACATGCAATTACCCGTGTCATTGGGTACAACAGTCGGCACATCACCAAAAAACAACATCGCCACTTCACTGCCACGATTGTCGCCAATCATCAGCAAAAATGCGCCATCATGCCCAATCAGCCACCAACTGTCTTGTTTCGCTCGCCCACTTTCCACCAAGCCGAATTTTTGATAATTGCCTGTGTAACCAAATTCGCCCGTACCTGCCGTCAAAGACGACATGGCGCGGAACGCTTGAAGCGTACAAACGCGCTGTTGTGGTTGATTGATTTTAAAGCAAAATCGGGTGCTTTCAGGCGATTGACTGCGAAACACGGCGGCGTTGGCTTCCTCAAAAGGCATTTCCCAGCCCAACGCGGTTTTATTGCCGTAGCCCGTAACCAAACAGGCTTTGAGCAAGGCTTTCAGGCTGCCTGCACTCGCGGATAAAACAGGTGCGCCTTCATCATTGGAGCTAAACAGGGTAACAGGTTTTAATTTGGTGTTTAACATATTGATTAACCTTTTGATTTTTAGTTTACAAAATTTCCGTATTGCCGCGTAAGCAAGCACGGAAACCATCGCTATCATCTTGATTTCGCGCTGATTTGTGTGGCTGAATCACACGCAAAAACCACACAGGCATCATCGTGCCAAAGGTGTTAAAACGAATGCAATTGCCAGCCTCCCAACCACCCATGCCAAATGCTTGTTTGGGCAGCGTAAAATAGGGTTGGTCGGTGGCAGGATTGATGGGCGCAACGTCCGTGTTCACATCGTTGTCCCAAATCAAACCGAGATTTTCGCCGTACACTTCAATTTGCGTGGGGCTGCGAAACTCAATGCGCCAACGCTCCTCAATCGCACCATCACTTGTTAAAACAAGGGGATAGTCTTTCACATTCAATACGCCACGCGTGGGGTTACCGTTGCGAGCGTCTTCCCAAACACCGTGCCAGTTGATTTGCGTGAACGGCTCGGTAAACCGTGTTTGCAAATCGCCACCCACCACCGCGCTGGAAACATAAGTATTTTCAATTGGATAATCACGCGAAATCGGGTCTTGCAATTTCAGGCTGCCTGAAATATCCGTCCCCACCACACGGTTGTCTTCCTCCCAAATCATCACGGCTTTGAGCGGCAGGGTGTAATCGCCCAAATCAAGCGGCGTATTCCATGTGATTGTAGAATTGTCTAAATTATCCAGATACTTGTCCGCCGAAACGTGTTTGCCGTCCGCGTCCAACACGCATACACGGTCGCAGTTTTCGCGTGGCAATTTGATGGTTTGACCAGCCGAATGCGTTGAACCCAAATCGTGAATTTTCGCATTAGAAATAATCACATAATCCCCAGCACGAAAAATCGGCACGCGCCCATCTGACGGCAGACGGGTCGGGTTAATCCCCAAACGCTCCGCCGAAAGCGGAATATGCGCTTGCGACACCGCGCTGTAGCGCACCGAAAGCGGCGAAATCGGCTTGTGCGTATCAAATTTGAAAAAGCCTGTTTCGTAATCTATTGTGCCGTCTAGTAATTTTTTACCATCGCTGCCCACTTCCGCGCTTTGGATTTTGCCGTCTGCGAGACTTTCGCCCACAATTTGCTTGCCGTCTATTTCCGCGTAAACGTAGAAACTGCGCGGTTTGATGGGCGCGGCGGCGGTGTGTCCCGTGAAGGTTTTGACACCGAAATCGCCTGTGGTGTAAATCCCTGCCAAAACCTTGATTTCAGGCAGCCTGTCGGGGGCGACTTCGTTTAAAATCACTTTACCTGACAAAGGGTTGAGTGTGCCAATGGCTTTGGCTTCGCCCGTGCGCACGTTCAAATCTTGATACAACACGCCATCGCGTTCAAACACTTCTTTGCCGCCCACTTCAAACAGCCATGAATTTAAAACCGCCGCTCGCGGATACGGCACATCTTGCAAAATATCAAAGATTTGTGAACCATTGTCCACATTGACCGACACACGGCGCGTGTCGGGCGAACTTATCCACGACACCTGTGCATTGGGCGGCGCAATCACGATGACATCGGTGGTGGTTTTCAGGCTGCCTGAAACCGATTCGTACACAGGCGCACCTTGTTGCAAGGCTTTTTGCGTGTATTCGGCGATGTTCAAACCATGTTTAAACGCTTGTTTAGGAATACGAATTTCGCCTGTTTCATAATTCACAGACGCACCTTCCACGCGAGAGCCGTTTTGCCACAAACCGCCGTTGCCATCATCGTGCAGTTTCACTTGCGCGGCGGAATAGGGATTGACCGCCACCGTTGTGCGGGCAGAAATGGCGGCTGATGCGATATTTGCCATTGTTTTTCCTTATTTCAAACAATTAGTTAGTCATCAAAGCGTGAACTTTTGGCGAAGATGGCGTGTTTTCAATCACTTGCGTACTGGTGCTGGTGCGCCGCGACAAGGGCAAAATCAGCGACAAACTGCCACGTTGAATCGGTTTACCTGTGCGAATAATCATGGTGTCGCCGTCTTCCACCGCCAAAATCTGCGTGTTTGCCGCACTAATATATTGTTCCGCTTCCAATAAAATATCAGCAGCCTGAATATTTTTCGGGTATAGCACCCCAGCCGCGTAATTCACATAACCGCTTGCCGCGCCTGTTAATTCGCCGTTGCGGTCGTTGGCGGTTTGTTCACCATTTTGTTGCCATGTTAATTTAATGGTGTGCGGTTTCAGGTTTTGCAATGGCACTTTTGGCAGACTGAAAACCGTGTCCGCCACCTGCGGCGCAACCGCCGAACCCACCGCCGAGCCATCAAAAGTGCGATAAAAATCAATCGGCGACCACGACACCACCAACTGACTGTCCTCATCAGGCAAAGCAGGCAGTGAAACAGTAACCGTCCCCGTCCGCGCCACCGCGCCGCGCACATTGCCCAAGCTGTCGCGCAATTTGCCATCGCCCACGTCATTTAAGTAATACCATGTTTTTTGAGACAAAAACGCCACCCGAACCGAACCGCTCGCAGGGCGCGGCGAAAGCGGCTGGGTAACAAATTCATTGCCCTGATTGGTCTGGTCAATCAAAATGCTGCCCGAGTAAACGTGATGTGAAAATTGGGCGGCGGGTATCGCGTAAATTTCGCCAACATATTGATTTTGCAGCCCTGAAATCACGCCAGTCGCGTAATCAATGCTCAAAACCGTGCCGTCTTTTTTCAGGCTGCCTGAACCATCGTCCACCCAGCCGTCCAGTTCAACCGAAGCTGGTAATACTGAACTATTTAAATAAATTGAACCTGTTACGCTGCCATGCACACTTGCCACTTTGCGGCGTGGCGCGGTTTCAATCCAAATCGCTTTGCCGCCCGCAAAATCATCGGCGTGGATTTTTTCCACCACCGAAGTGGGGACAAGTTTTTCATATAACTTGCTGATTTTAATTTGCATATCGTCTTGATGGATGGGCGCAGTCAAGCCCGAAATGCCGTAATATTTGCCGCTATCCGCCACCTGCGTTTCCAGCACAATCACATCAGCAGGCGTATTGGCGCGATTGGGGTACGCCACGCCCTCAAAATCCAGCTCCAGCGCGTCCTGAATTTCCAGTTTGACCCAGCGTTTTTGAAATTCGCCGCTTGTGTCGGTGTAGGTGCGAATTTCGCTGTCCACGTCCACCACGCGGAAATAGGCGAATGTTTTTTGTTTCTTTTCATCAAGATATTGCAAACAAAAACGTGAACCGACCACAGGCAGCGTGTCAGTCAAACCTTGAAAACAGGTAATAATGCGGCTGCCTTTCCATTGCGTATTCAATAAAATCAAGGTGCTACGACTGGCAGGCGTGGCGTAGGCTTCCACGCGAGCCATTGCCGATTTGCGTTCCTGACCGTAGTGGTCGGCGGCAAACATCAAAAAGCTGACAAATTCCGACTGTGGCGGCTCGGACACAATGACGTGTGCGCCCCACAATGCCGCCGCCATCGGCTTCAACACGGCGCAGTAAACCAATCGGGCGTTCACTTGCCCGTTGCGTTTCGCCCAATCGGACACGGGCGGAAACAGCTCGTTGGGTTTGCCTGTGAGCGGTTGGCTGGTCATTTGACCGCCACCGTCTGTGGTGTCGGTGTTGCGCTGGGATTGGTAGAGGCGCAGGTCTTGTTGGGTTAAAGTGGTGTTGGGTCGGCTCATGTTTTAAACCTTGTTTAAATGCTGTTTAAATCGTGTTTAAAAAATTTCAGGCTGCCTGAAATTTAAATCGTGATGAATTTAATGGTGGCGGTGTACCGTTCGTCCGCCAACTCGGGCGTGGAAAAACGCACGGGTTCGGCTTTGAGTGGCGTGTCGTGCAGCGCAAAAATCACGTTAAACTCGCGCCCATCGTAATGCGTATAAAGCAGTTTTAATTCAGGCACATCTGTCCATTCGCGCAATGTTTGAATGGTGGCGAGCGGCAACCAAACATAATCATCGGCGGACAAGGTAATCGGGCGACCTGCTTGTTTCACACCCTGTTGGATAATTTGGCTGCCTGAAAGCGTGCGTTGCGGCGTGGTTTGCGCGACTGCGTGCCAATCGTGTTCATCTATCCAGCGTAAATCTTCAGGAAACTCAATCACTTCTTGTGTGTCTAATCGGGTTAATTTCAAATTCATAAAAACCTTTCAGGCTGCCTGAAATTCAAAAAAATCAATTTTGCATGGCAATGGCATCGCGCAATTGCTGCTCAAATTGCTTCACGGCTTGATGGGCAACTTGCTGATTTTGCGCGGAAATCAAGTCCGCCAAATGATTGACATTGGTCTCAACACGCACATCGGGCGTGGGCAATGTGGTGGACGTTTCGCGTTGAGCAGCTTCCATGCGCTCGCGTTCGCGCTGTTCGGCTTCACGGCGTTTGCGCTCTTCAAAAGCGCGTTGGCTGGCGGTAATCGCCGCTTCATAATCCGCGCTGGCTTCACGATTGCCTGTTTTTTGGGCAGCTTGCTGTTTTTTACGCAACTCATTGATTTTACGTTGCTGTTCTAAACGCGCCACTTCATCATCACGCCCTTGCGCCGAAAGCAATTCTTTTTCGGCTTCGGCACGGGCATTTTTGGCTTCTTCGGCGAGTTGAGCCATTTTTTGCCGTGCTTTATCAATGGCTTGGTGTAAATTATTCAGCGTGGTTTTATCCAATGCTTTCACATTGCCCGAAGCCATCATCGTGGCTTTACTCAACCATTGTGCAATGTCGCCACCGCGTTCGGTTTCTTGATTTAAGCCATTGATTGTTTTATGGACATTGATATGAAAATCTTGCCAATGGCGTATGGTGTCCGACCACAATGCCGTGCCTAATCGCGCATATCCGCCCGTTTGTTTCAGCGAATAATGGACTTTTTGCCCCAATTCGCTTAACGCCTTGCCTTGTGAAACAATGGCTTGGGTGTTTTTTTGGGTTTCGCTGCTCACTTGGCTTTGGGCTTGAGCGGATTGGGTCGCGGCGGTGGCGACTTGATTGTGCGCGGCAACTTGCGTTTGGGCAGCTTGAACGGTTTGCGCGGCAGCCTGTAAATTGGCTTTGCCTGTTTCGTCAATGACGATTTTGTAATTGTAGGCAGCAGCTTGACTTTGCACCCATGCCATTGCGCTTTGGTCGCCACTTGTCAAGGCAGCCTGTGCTACGCTTTGAAATACACGATTTAATTCCGCTTCAGTGGTTAAACCGCTTTGTTTAATCTTTTCAAAATCTTGGATTTGCTGTGTAGCGGCTTGCGACAAGGCTTCACGGGTTTTAACGCCCAATCGGTCAAACGCAGCAGCAGTCGGGTCTAGCGCACTTTTTAATTCTTGTACTTTTGCCCGCGCCTGTTCCAATGCTTGTGCGCTGGCTTGACCACTGCGTTCAATGGTTTGCAGGGCAACTTCGGCTTGGCGCAATTGCAATTCGGTTGTGGTTTGGCTTACCACCCCCAATTGTTTAAATGCGGCTGCTACTGGACTGGTGGATTCGGTGATTTCTGCCATGCGAATATCTGCTGCTAATAGCGCATTTTCCCATTCCAAAACAGACAATTTGCCTGTTTCGCCCAATGATTTAATTTGATTTTTAAGCGCATCAATATCGGCTTGGGTTTGGGCGTTTTCGGTTAATTTGGCAAAACTTTGTTGCAAAATCACGCCAACATTCATGCCTTGCTCTGCCAAACCATCCAATTGCGAGCGAATTGCCGAAAATTTCATCAAGGCAGCCTGAAATTCAGGACTTGAACCACTTAATGCAGTCGTTAAACTAATACCCAAAGAATCTGCTGCCATTTGTGCCTCGCCCAAAGGCTTGCTGATTGCCGATAAATTCAACCCTGCGCTGGTCGCTGATGCAGCAATAAAATGAATTTGATCTGCGGTCAAACCTGCCTGTGTGCCTGCTTCTGTCAAACTTTGTTTCAGTGCAGACATGGCTTGGGGCGTATCCATTTTGCTGACAGCAGCCTGAAACAGTGTCGCCATGCTTTGGGCATCATGACCAAAGGCTTGTGCTGCCAATTTAAAATTGTCCAACGATGATTGGGCAGATTGGCTTATCCCTGTCGCCATTTGTTCTGCAGTCAAGCCTAAATCTTCAAGGGCTTGACGATTTTTAGCGAGTGGCGATACATCAGAAATTTGCGTGTTGAGTTTGCCCAATTCAGCGCGTGTTTTGCCAATTTGGGTTTCAAGCTGTTTTTTCTGCTCACTCATTCGCCGATACATTTCGGTATTGGCTTCGCCCGAATTTTCCAGTTGGCGTAAAGTAGCTTCGGTGGCATTGATTTGTTTTTGTTGTTGGCGATATTGGGCTGTGAGTTGCCCAATGTGTTGGGTTTGTTCTGCGGCAGCTTTTTTCTGTGCTTCGCTGCGTTCCGTTGTGGCACGCTTTGCGCTGGCTTCCAAGCGTTTTTGTTCTGCAAGCAATTCTCTTGTGGTCTGAAAATGCTTTTTGACATCCGACAATGAGCGTTCAGTAAACGGATTGATTGCATCCAGATAAGCGAGACCTTTGGCTGCATAATCCCCCAAATCGCGTAAACTGGTAAATTGTTCACGCAATACCGTCCCCACACCATAGCCTGCTTCTGCCGCCACCCACAACGCCCCAAAACCTTGTGCAGCTTGCCCCAATTTTGAACCCAAATCTTTGAGTGCATGGGTATTGGCTGTAATGTGTTTCACACCATGCACATTGGCAATTTGAATGCTGCTGCCCAATGTTTGCGCGGCTGCAGCCGTTGACAAAATGGAAGTCTTTAATTGTTTGACCCCCACATCGGCTTTTAAAATGCTGGCTGCGCCCTGTACACCTGCCAAACGCATCGCACCACCCAAAGCAGATGCCCCCACTTTTGCCCCCAAAAACAGCACCGCAAATTGGCTTAACACAGGAAAAGATTCGGATACACTTTGCACTGCTTGTGCCACACCACCTAAAGCATTTGCCGATGCCTGAACCACTGGTAACAAAGCATTGCCCAATTCAATGGCGGTATTGGCAATTTGTGATTTGGCAATATCCATTTTGCCTTTGGTGGTTTCCAAAGCTGCGCCTGCTTCTTTTTGCATCGCGCCAAAGGTTTGGGTGCGGTCGGCGGCATTGGCTAATGCCTTTTCGTAGGTGTCCAATCCCCCCACCAACAAAGCCAAATCATCAGAATATTCTGCGCCAAACATTTTGGACAACACAATACTGCGTGATTTTTCATCTAATTTTTCAATACGCTGTAAAAAATCAGTTAAGGCAGCCTGTGGATTCGCCACAATATTGTCCGCCATTTCTTGAGCAGATAAACCGATGTCTTTTAAACTGTTTTTAAATTCGGCAGATTGTTCGGTGGCAGTTTGTAATTTACTTAAAAGCGCGTTGATGGCAGTACCAGCTTCTTCGGGCGATTTGCCTAAACTCACAAAGGCTGCTGCCAACGCTGCGGCTTCTTCTTTGGCTAATTTGAATTGTTTGGCATTGCCGCCAATTCGCATCAATACATTGCCAATTTCACGTTCTTTGGCAGCCGTTGTGTTGCCCAAAGTATTGATGGCATCGCCCAATTCCGCAATTTCATTGATGCTCAAACCAAACACATTGGCAATTTTGGCAGACATATCGCCTGCTTCTTCTGCTGTTATGTCAAAGGCTTTTGCCATTTGCGCGGTGGTTTTGGTGTATTCAGGCAGCTTATCAAAGGCAATACCCATTTGCCCACCTGCTGCTGCAATACCTGCCAACTCATCAGGCAAAATACCCAACTCACCAGCCAAATTTTTAATTTCATTGGACAAAGTTTGCAATTGTTCAGGCGTGGCATCGGTAACTTTTTTCACTTTTGCCATTGCGCTTTCAAATTCAATGGCTTCTTTTGCCAAATAAGTCAGACCTGCAGCACGGCTGACCACACCTTGAAATTCATCTGCCACATCACGCAAGGTAGGGCGCAAATCCGACAATGATTTTTCCAAACGGTAAATTTTGTCGCGTTGCAATTCAGCCGCACGCGCCAATTCGCTGTGGCTCAATGTGCCACTGTTTTTTAAATTGGCATAAGCCTTTCTGATGTCTTCAATTTCTTTATGAATGGCATCATCAACATCCAAACCCAATACCGTCTTGGATTGAGCGATTTGTTTCAACTGATTGGCTTGTTGGTTTAATTCGCCCAATTTGGCTTTGGCTTGATTGGCTTGACTGGCAAAGGCTTTTTGCTGATTTGCCAAATCTTGCGTGGCAATGCCCGCTTGTTGTAAGGTTTGTTGGGTTTCAGTAACACGTTGGCGCAAAGTGGCTAAATTTTGTTCCAGCACTTTGACATCTTTGGCTTGGCGCACATAAACCATTCTGGCATCATCATTATTTTTATCTGCCAACCACATTTGTTTTAATCTTGCAGCTTCTTCTCGGGCAGCCTGAATTTGCGCGGGCAATGCCCCAATGTGTTTATGCAAATCTTGATAATATTGAATGAGCTGTTGATTGGATTGGGCATTTTGCCATTCTTGTGCCAATCTTTGCGCTTCACGGCTCAATTGACTGGTTTCACCTGATGCCTGATTGATATTGTCAATGAGCTGTTCAATCTGCTCACCACCTGCCACTTGAGCCACAATCTGAATGCCTGTTTTAATGGTGTTATCCGACATCAAAACTTCCTTTTTATTGAAAACCGTTTTAAAATAGCCAAAGTATCACAAGGAGAAACAAATTATGATGAGTATCATTGGCTTATTGTTTTTTGCGTGCTTGATTTACTGGGCGTGGACAACGCCACGTTCTCGTTTGTCTTTTGTCAATCAAGATGAAGAACAGCCCACACCATTTTGGCTCAAAGGGCTACAATATTTGGGCTTGATTGCATTAGGCTTTTTGCTTTGGGCGGTTTACATCACGTTTAAATATGCTTAAATGCGATTGTCTGTTAAATCCCATTTAAAACTGCCTGAAAACGTTTTATTCACGCCTTCAGGCAGCCTGAACGCCCAAAATTAAGCGTTAAACTCTTCATAAATGTAAGGCACTTTGTAGCCATCTGCCAAAACCAAAGTCCCACCAAATTCCGCTTTGGCAAAATCATCACCCAACCAGTCAATCTCGCTCGTTGGTGCAATAACCATGCTCGGAATGTGCAAGATAAAGTTTTTTTGGCTCGCTTGGTTGAAACCGTCTAACCAAATTTCCAAGTCATAATCGCTTTCGGTGCTGGCTTCAATACGAATACCACCGCCCGCTTTGGTTTTGTAAGACACCTCAATCGCTGAACTGGCGTTTACGTTTTCGCAGCTTTCTTTAATGCGAATCCAGCCCAAAGTTTCATTGATTTCAAAGTCTTCTTTTTCAACAGGTTGAGATGTATCGTTTTTCACACTGACCGTGCTGGCATCAATATTGCGATGTACCAAACTCAACCACACGCCTTTTTGATTCACTTCCACCACTTCATCGGTAATCGTTTCCGATTCTTTTTTCAGTTCAACCGATTTACCCAACAAAGCCATGCCCAAAGTCAATTTATTGAACGTATCCGATGCAACTTTGACTTCGCTGGCTTGTTTAATTGTGATACTGTCCAGCGCATTGCCAGCGGTTTCTTTTTGACGTGAAGTGCGTGTTTTGGTTTCAGATTTAGCGGAAATTTGCAGTTGCACCATATTGCCTACATTTTCGCGCTGACTGCCTGAAACACGGCGGTTGCGTGCATACGCCGTGCCAACCAGCAGCAAACCATTGTCATTGTCTTGTTGAATAGCCATAAATGCTAATCTCCTGAATAATTTGATAAAATTTCCGTTTCAAAACGAAGTGGATACAGCGCGAAATTGTCAAAATAAATCGGCTCTAATGCTTGCACTTCGTCAAACGGTTGTGTGGTTATGGGCAGCTTTTTGTCGTTTACAGGCTGCCAGCCCTGCAATTTCGCGCAAATCGCATACAGCAATTCGCCCACCGCTTCGTCTTCATGCGGCACATCTTCCGCGCCGTAAAATTGTTTTGCCAAAATCACGCTGAAACTCAAACGCTTTTTCTTTTGTTTCAATCGGCTATTTGAACTTGTAAGCGGTTGTGAACCGTCAAACACCACATAAACCGTGCCGTCCAACGGCTGAATTTCACGCTCGCCCGTCAATTGCGCCAATTCTTGAACACCTTGAACGTGGGCAATTTCGGGCATTTCAGCCAGCCTGTTTTTCAAAATGGGCAAAATCATCAATAAATTGGGTTTCATGCTTGTCCCCATTGTTGTTGCACAAAGCGTTGTAATTCATCAAGAATGTCCACGCGGTCTTGGCTGGAAATGCCAAACATCGGACGAGCCACCATTTTGCGCGTACCCGTTTGATGATAGGGTGCATACTCCACATTTGTGCCGACTTGCGCCATTTGCGCGGTGGCGTGGCGCGTGATACTGCGTAGCAAACGCGAACTGTCGCGCATCAAGCGTTCTTTGGAACGTGGTTTCAGGTGCGACAAATAACGCTTTTTGTTTTTGCTGCGATATACTTTTTGGGCATAATGCGCTTTGGTGTTATCCGCCCAATCCGCCCATTTTTCGCCACTTGGCGCGATTTTGGTTTCAAAGCGTTGGCGCGTTGAATTTTCCAAAATCGTTGCCAAATTTCGCATAAGTGGTTGCGGATTATTCAGGCTGCCTGAAACGCGGTTAAGCAGTTTGCCGACTTCGCCCAATTCGTCAGAATAGACCTTTAACATCACGCCACTCCTCTGGTTCATTTGGGATAACGGCAATACCACCGCTTACCTTCGCCTCTTCCACGCCTTCCGCGTCAAAACCCAGCATAGACGGATTTTTCATCACGTCTTTCAGCCAGCCAATCGCGTTTTTGTAGCGCGTTTCCACGATGGTGTTCACGCCGTTTTCGTAGAGATACCAACGGGCGATGTCGCACACTTTCACTTTCAGCGTGGCTGGCACGACCGCAAATGGCTCAACAAAACCTGCCGCTCGCAGATAGCCGTTGGCTTCACTTTCCGCGTCTTCAATGGCTTTTTGCAAAACATCTGCTGGGGTAATGTCTTTGTCATGCGGTCGGGTGGTCAATTTCGCCAATTCATGCTTGCCAAAGCGTTTTTCCAAATCGGCTTGGGTAATCAGGCTGCCTGAAATCATGCGCTTACTCCATTTTCAGCGTTGCCACCAAGTTCGGACGCAGCACCAAAGGCAATGGATTAGATTGCACTTCCAAATGCCAACCTTTGTCTAACGGCAATTTTTCGCGTTGCGCGTAAATCATTTCTGCAAGGGTATTGGTGGCAGAATTGGTGTCTGCTGGCGCAAAATACTCGCGGAATGTATTGCGTGTGCCGCTTGGTAACAAAATTGCGCTGCCTGCTTCAATATGGGACGATTTACCACCACCAAAATCGCCATCGTATTCAATGAAACGCACGCCGTTGTAAATAAACTCGCCACCACTGTCTTCGCGGTATTCTTTCGCGTTGTCTTTTTCTTTGACAAACTCTTTGACATTATTGTGGTATTTCAATTTGTCAAAAAATTCAGGCGAACACAAAGCAATAAAACCGCTTACCACTTCGCCATGTGCGTGCTTGCGAAGTTTGCGTTTGGCATCGTCCATCAATGCCCCAACTTGGGTGGACGCTGTGGTCAATTTCCAGTTAAATATCTGACGTTTCAGTTTAAATTCGTCATAAATATTGTAGAAAACTTCGCCAGAATCGCCGTCTTTAATATCGCCCAACAATGCGCCCAACATCATGTGTTCGCGTGTATAAACAATATCGGCTTTCATATCTTCCAAACGTTCCAGCACAACCGCATCAACAGCTTGCGCTTTATTCGGATTACCAAATTCATGCACATTTTGCACTTCATCGGGGCGAATAAAGTCTTCGCGTGGCAAATGCGGTACTTCAAAGCTGCGTTTTTGGCGACCACGTGGTTGCGATGCCGTACCCGAAGTACCGCGTGGCTTACTTTTAACAAGCGTTAAAACACCGTTTTGGTGTTCCACACGTACATAAGTCGTAGTCAAACGCTTTGGCGTAAACAAACCCAATTCACGAATTTGTGTTTTGGGAGATGGCAATTCATTGACGGCTTCAGTCATGGCTTGCATGGAAAATTTGCTTTCGCTACTTAATGCCATTTGCGTATTTCCTTTTGATTAAATTGAATAAAAATAGATTTTCAGGCTGCCTAAAAAAATTAGCGCATATCTGAACTATCCAAAGCCCCTAATGTTTCTACTGTGTTTTTCACTTGAATCGGCGATGGCAAACGAGAATCCGCTCCATCAACCGCCACACCGTAGGGCAACCATGCTTTCATCAAAGCAACATAACCACCTGCTTTGTTAATTTCATCATCGCTGATTTGGCGCATATCCATCACACAATTAAGCGGCTGAATCATCACCAAACCGTCTTTCTCATCACTCAAAGCGACAAAATAGGTGCCATTCGCCAACGCATACGGCACAAGTGCGCCGATTTTTGTGCCTTTTTCGGCGGGGACTTGCACACGGGTCGCTGGCGTGGCTTCGTATTTCAAAAACACGCTGGCGGTTAAGGGCAAAGTTTCTGTGGTGGTTTTGGCTGGGGCGACTTGGGTTTCTTCACTCATGGCAGTTCCTTAAAATTTGTTTTGTGTGGCTTGGGCGCGTTCACGAGCCAAATCCGCAAGGCTGCCTGAAAGTTTTACTTCACTTACTGGCGACGGTGTGTCGCCAGTCAATGCGGCAGGCAATGGCGGTTTGGTTTGTGTCTGCCCTGATAATTTCATTGCGCCAATCATCGCGTCCGCTTGTGCGTCATCAAGCGACAACAACACAGCATAAACCTGCTCGCTGACTTGATTTGCACCCGTCAAACCTGCATCGGACAATTTTTTATCCACTTTAGTTTTCTTTTCGGCATCGGCTTGGGCTTTTTCCAACTGGGCTTTTTCGGCTTCCAGTTCAGCAACTTTGGCTTTGAGTGCATCCAATTCGGCTTGTTCTTCTTGGGTCATGGTGGTTTCCTTATGATTTTCATTAGACAGAGAGAAATCGGGTTTAAAGTCCGTCCCATCGGACAACACAACTGCATTTGTGTGCGCGTCTGCGCCCACCGCAACAAAGCTCACTTCACGCACAGCACAATCACGCAAAATCACAATCGGTGCGGCAACGGTTACGCCATTGACCACCATTTCGCCCTCACGCAGTTGCTCTTGTCGGGCGGACTGAATGTAGGCAGACAACTCCCACGGATAGCCTTCGTCCGCAGTCGCTGCAACGTGCTTGCCCTGTTCTGTGGACAGCAAAGTGCCGTCAATTTGCAAACCCTGCGGCGACACGCTCAACGCGCCCACGCCTACTTTTTGATTGGGGTCGTGTTCCAGCAAAACGCCTGTTTTGGCGCGATATTGGATATTGGACAAATCCACAATGTAGCGGTCGCCCCACTTTGTGAACACCTGACCCGAATGGGCAATGCCCGTGAATTGGCGGACAAAGCCGTTATCAGACGCTTGGTCGCCAAATTTCAAGCCAGCATCTTGGGCAAGTTTGATGTGCAATACAGTCATGTTTAAAAAACAGTTTTGGGAAAAAGATAGCGCATTGTTTCATACGAAAAACCCATTAACTAACTGATACATTTCAACAAATTGAAATTTTACAAATAGAAAAACCATTTTGTTGTCATCAACAAAATGGTTTTTAGGCGTAATTGAATTGCAGTTTGTCCACAAAATTTAATGGCATTGGTATGTATTACACAACATATTGATGAAATAAGGGATTTAATTTATTAAAATAATTCCTTGCTTTATGATTGTATATTATTTAATATACGATAAAATCAACTCATTTTTCGGGAGATTTTATGTATCGGGTTTATGTTTTAAAGCAACGAAAAGGCGGTAGTGAAGTGCTTGCCGAAACCAAAACGCAGACCAATAGCTTCGCCACCGCGTCTGCTGCGTTTTGGGAATTACACCAGCAAGACTTTGACGCTAAACATTTGCTTTTGATGAGTAAAGACAATAAACAAATTAACGCTTACCGCTATCAAAGCAAAGCTGGCGAGCGTGATTTTTTAGAATTGGGGGCAAATTTAAATGACTGAATACAATAAATTATCAGATAAACGAAAACAAGCTATTGCGAAAAATTCGCAAGACTGGTTGAAAAAGAATCGGGTGGGCTTGGTGTCCAACGTCAAACCCGAAACACGGGCTTTGTTTGATTCTATTCACGAGAAATTATTGAGTGAAAACAAGGTTTCTAGCAGAGAAGATACGGTCAATTATTTGTGCAATTTTTTTCTGCAAAATACTTGACAAGGTCAAGTATATTATATAATATACACACATCAACAAAAGTTGATAACCGACCAAGCGGGTTCTTGGATTTTCTGAACAAGGAAAAAATATGGATACAAAAGAAAGCCTTGAAATTCAAAAGGCAAAACAGGAAAATGCGATGGCGTGGGAAAAGCATCGTTTAGAAATGAAAATTTCTTATGACAATCATCAAGTTGATTTGGAAAAGAAAAAAATCGCAAACGATGTCGCAAGGTCAAAAGCAAAATGGGTGTTTTGGTTTGCGCTACTCACATTTCTGAATGCAGGTTTTGCAATTTTCAACTTAATCAGCAACATCTTTAAATAAACCAACCGCCCAACTGCTTATTAAGCGGTTGGGCATAAAGGAAAAATGATGAATACAGAAAAATTTTATCTGATGGGCGCAAAGATTTTGACTGCATTGTCAATTATTGCATTTATTGTTTGCGCTTACCTTGTTTTTAAACTCTTGTAAACCAGCCAAATCAGAAAACCGCCAAATTTGCGTTTTTAGCGCATTTGGCGGTTTTTTGATTTCGGGTATGGAAAATAATTTTGTCGCAATCCTAGCCCCTTTAACACCCCTTTAAAATTGATTTAAAAATGGCTAGGACAAATGCAGAAACAAAAATCCCACCCGATAACAAAATTGGGTGGGATTTTTCGGGTTTTCAGGCTGCCTGAAATTTAGTAACACACACCAGCCACACCATGAGCCGAGCCAGTCATGCGTTGGATAATGTCATCAAATTCAGGTGGCACATCAAAACCTGCATAATCAAACACCGACACCATTTCACTATCGTACACCAAAGGGGCTTCAATCGGATTGCCACCAGCAGGCTGCGGCGAAACATCAACAATTTGCGCGGACACAGCTTGGTCTATTGCACTTTGCAAGGTGTGAACCGCCACATCATCGCCACTTAATCTGCCTGACACAGGCAAATCAAAGCCACGTTTATGAACGGTTTCGCGCTCCCAAGTGATTTGACCGATGTCTTTACCCTGTTTACGCAACATAAATTGAATAGAAATCATGGTTGATACCTTACCAGCAAAGCCAGTCCAAAATACAAAAAATCAGGTTTTCTTGCCAATTCCTGATAACGCTTGATGTCGCCACCCAATAAAGCTTCAAAAATCATGGTCATCATTTCCAAAGGCAAAGGGTCGTCTTCATCGCCATACATTTTACCATAATAGGGATTGGGGAAGTCATCGCGTTTACCGATTTCATTGGCACGATAGCGTTGATTACCCGTCATTTTTCTTAATGTTTGAACTTTATCGTTGGCGGTTTTTTCGTGCCACAAGCGCACAAAATAATCGTTTAGTTCAGGCAGTACCTTTTGTAAACGGTGGGTAAATTCGTGGATTTGCGTTGAAATCATGCGAGTGGCATTGTGATTTAAATTGTTCAACATCATGCTATCGCCTTGTTGAAACGCCATTTTACGCCCCATAAATGCCCATTGAAAGGCTTCTGCACCATTGGCAAAATCTTGTGGCTTATTTTTCATCATGTTAATGAAACGCTTATTGGATAAATCAGGAAAATAATGCCACGCTCGCCCCATTGAATCTGCAACCAAAACCCGACCCATTTCGTTGGATTTTTGCAACCATACTGTTGGAAAAACTTGCAAATTATCTGTTAATTCTTGCGCGGCTTCGGCATTACTGCTGTATGTGTACACTTCGCCTCCCAGCTCAATACCTTCTCGCCGCATGATTTCCATAATGCCTTCATGTGGTTTGCCTTGTTTAATGGCTTCATTCATCACAGTAATATGGGTTTCGTAAAGCAATCTGCCCTCGTTAATCAAATTGGCACTACTGGCAAATACGCCACCTTCTGTTAATTCAAGGTGCTGTTTTTTCTTTTTTAAATAAGCCATTAAATTATCCGCCAATTCACGAATAAAACCCTTGCCATGTCGCTGCTCTGCGAGCATTTGCACATCAACCAAACGCGCTGCGTGATTGTGTGCAAAAGTCGGCATCACATCAAAGGGAATTTTCACGGTCTGCCCAGTACGCGGATTGGTAAAATCCACCCATTGAATGTCATTCGTGCCATCATCAATAATGCCTTTGGCGTGATTGGCTTTTTGCCGCTCGGTAAATTTTTCAGGCTGCCTGTCTATGTCTTCGCCACGCTCGCGCAGGGCTTGTTTTTCGTTCAACTGGCGCACGGTGCATTGGCAACCGTAGCCGTTGGGCGGAAAAATGCTCTGCCAAATTGGGTCGTCCACGCGCCAAATTTTGCCGTAGTAAGTCATGTGCGATTGGCGTTTCTGCTCGGCGGTGCTGGCGATGTATTTCAAATACGGAAAATCTGCCTTGTCTTCTTGCACACGCGCCCATTGCCCTGCGGCGTAGGCGGTTGCAAGATTGGTTTGAAAAATCACGCGCAAACGGCGTGTTGAGCCAAGTTGCACGGTTTTTGCCACGCCATCAATGGGGTCGGTCATCACGCTTTCGCCCCACCAGCCCTGCGCCATGAGATACGGTTTCAGCTTTTTGACGAATTTGTCGTAGCTTTCGCCACTTTGCATGGCGTGTTCAAGGGCTGATTTAGTGGTTTGCAACAAATCCGCATTCATCATTTTTGCGACTGTAAAGCCAACCGCGTGTTCGTACAGCCAAACATCATAGTGGGAAAATGACGGCAATACGGTTTTGGATTTCAAATGTTCCAGCGCAGCGCGGTCAAGCAAACTGGAAAAATGGATAACAGGTTCGCGTGTCATTTTGTTGCACCCTTGACCCATTCTTGTGAATTTTGCCAGACCAGTTTATCAATCAAAACTTGGTCGCCCTCGCTCAAATCCAAATCATTCAACAAGTTATTAAACTCTTCATGGCTGTCCACGCTGGCAGCCGCGCTTAAAATCGCGTGAATTTTTGATTGCAAAATCTGTTGGTCGGCTTTTAACTGGCTTTCAGGCTGCCTGAAAGTCGTTTTTTCATCATCAGATAATTTCAACGACAAACTTGTATCAGCTTTTGCACTCTCTTGATTTTGCTTGATTTTAAAATGCTCGGGTTCAAAGCCTAAAACATCTGTAAAGTATTGTTCCGTCAGTTCAATTTGACCTGCTGACAAATATTTGGCATCACGCTCGGCGCGGTTGGTATCGGGCTTGATTTCGGTTTCGTATTCAAACCAAATCATGCCTTTCACTTTGATTTCTTGATGAAAATGGCGGTTTAAATCCAACAAAGCCGTCAAAATGTGATTGACTGCTTCCGCCAACAACAGCAAATACGCGCCAATGCGGTTTTTCTCGCTTTCTGATTCAACTTGTTGCGCGGAACGGCTGCCATTCATCAATTCGCTGGTTTTCACACGCCCCAAAATGGATTTCTGAATACGCGCATTCGCCATCTGCTCCAATTGACGGAAAAACGCACCGTCTGCCGTGTTTTGCAGCAATTTAATGTCTTCTTCCAACCCCACAGCCGCCGCGCCACCCCGTTTGACGGCATGGGCTTTTTGCGCGGCTTCGGCTTTGTCGCTGTCGGTTTTGGCTACCAAAAGCGGTTGGGCGTAGCGTTGCGCGAATTGGTAAGCGTAACGCCAACCTTCTTTACGCAACATCACGGCTGGATAAATCCGCACAATCGCCATTTCGCCAGCAGGGTTTTTGCTGGTCGCTTTGTTACTTAAAAACAAATGCGTGTAGGTCGTGTCGGTTTCTTCTTCGCCATTTTGACCGTTGTAAATCAGTTTGCCGAATTTGGGGGTGTATTTGTCCAATTCGTCATGACGGCTAATCACTTGTTTTAGCGAAACAAAACCGTCTTCATCTTGCGAATAAATCAAACGCGCCACCGCATAACCGCACAATTTTGCCACCACCACCTGCTCGGCAATGGAGGGCAAATTGCGCCGCACGGATTGATAGAGTTTGTCCATTTGCGTGTCATCGGTTTGGTCGCCAAATAACCGCCAGTTGCTTGAAAGCAAAGCGGAAACAATGTCTTCACGGCAAGAATCCACCTCATCGTCTGACATCACGGCTGAATACACTTGCTGACGGCTCAATCCCAGTAAATTCAATAATTCATCCGTACCTCCGCTTGAAAACGCATTGAGCGCGTAGGCTGTGTCTTGCACAAGCTGTTCTATGGGCGAAACGGCTGGGGCGGATTTGATTTTTTTGTCTTTTTTAGCCATTTTTAAACTCGTTTTAAAACCGTTTTAAAAAGGGTTTCAGGCTGCCTGAAACCGCTTAAAATCAATAGGGACAATCGTCATACATGGGGATTGGCTCAATGCTGCTGCTTGCGCTGTTGCTGGTCGCCAATTTCCACAGCATTTCCAGCGCGTCCGCGCCGTCATCGTGGTCGTGATTGGGAAAATGGCGCAACTGGGCAATCAATTCGCTCTGTTCAGGCAGCAATTTAATGAAACCGTTTTCAAAATGCGGTTGCAGACTTTCAATTCGCAATTCTTTTTCCGTATTCGGTTTCACGCCTTTGGCTGGGATGTGTGCGCTTTGTTTCGCAGATTCTTTAACCAATTCATCTTTGAAAAACTCTTGAAATTGCACGGTTTCCACCGCCCAAAGCTGGCAGTTGTATTCCTTTTGCAACTTAATCACATCTTGAATAATCAAACTGGGTACGCGCTTTTTAATTTTCGCCTCAACCACATACAAAATCCCCGTGCTTTTTTGATAGCCCCCGACCAAGATTGCGCTTGGGTCTTTGCCCTTACCTTTTTTGCCTAATGATGGGTCTACCGCGCCATAAAACACCACATCATGCGGTAAAGTGCGGTAGTAGCTCTGGTCAATGCAGCCTGAAAAAATTTCGCTTTCAGGGTCGCTCGGTTCGTTTTGGTATTCGCATTGGAATGTCGCCAAGCCATCACGCGCACGAATTTTCATCAAAGTCAGTAATGGGCGTTTGACCCAACTCACTTTGCTGCCGCGCAACATTTCTGATTCATTTTTCAGATAAAATGCTTGTGCTGCTTTCTCGTTTTGCTGGTTGTGCTTGGGCGTGTTGCGGTAGATGTTTTCCCACTCTTCCCATAAGTCCATACGCTCGGGGTATTTCACAATCGCGCTAAACAGCACGCTGCGCCAAAACGGATTGTTCATAATCCGCGCTAACACGCTGTCTTTGCACAAAATCGTACCAACGTAAATGATGTCAATCTTACTTCCAGCTTCGCCAAGTGGCTGAATCACACGCGCAATCCATTTTTCCAATTTGTCGCGCAAACGCGGATTTTCCGCGTGGTCTTCATTTTCTAAATCGTCCAAATAAACCGCATCAGGGCGTTTATTTTTCTTTTTCGCACCCCGAATTTTCTGACCCGAACCATAGGCTTTGAATTTATTGCCTTGTCGGGTCAAAATTTCGCCAATGCGCCAACGCGCACCTTGTCCGCATATTTCGGGAAAATCCAAGCGCAACATCGGGTTATCGGTCAATTCGGTTTTAATCGTTTCAATGATTTCATCGGCTTGCTCTTCCGTATCCGACACAATCACGGTATTGTGTTTCACATTGCGGACTTCGTTAAACAAGCAGTTCGCTTGAGCAAACGAGGTTTTCGCTTCGCCACGCGGTGCGCCAGCCGATTGTGAAACCGATTCAGGCTCTGCGGTAATTTCAGGCAGCGTTTTGTACGCCCAAGAATGAAACACCGATTCCGTGTCATCGGGAAAATGGTGTGGCAAATAGGTTTTGCAGAAAAAACGAAACGCCGTTTCATCGCCTTTCAAGACAATGGCACGGCGTTTGGCGATTTCGGCAGGGTCGTTGGACAGCTCAATCTCGTGCAATTCAATGCGTTGAAGTGCCTCTTCACGCACCTGCGCCATGCGTTTTTTCAGTTCGGTTAGACTGATTTTTTCGCTGAATTTAGCCACCGAATTTCCTTTCAATCACGGTCTCAAAAGTTTGTAAAATCAAGGCAAAGTCTTGTAATTGATTGGGATAATTTTCGCTAATGTGGTTCAATAATTCTTCCACAACTTGCAAAGCCACCGCAGCAGCCTGTGTTTCAGGCAACAATTTTTTATTAGCATTGACAACTTTAAGATAAGAATCAGTCAAACTGGCTAACACTTTGGCTTTTTCCAATGGGTTCACGTCTTCGGCTTTTTCCAAGTCGTCAAAAGCCGATTGATATTGCACCAAAAAACCAGCCAACAGCGTTTGACCCATCGTTTCAATACCACCGCTTGCAAATAAGTTTGCTGAACGTGCTTTATCCCAATCATCACCTTGCTCACGCGCCTGATATTTCCAGCTTCGGGCTGTGGCAAACGGTACTTGGCAAAACATCGCTGCCACTTCAAGCGATTGGTTTTCAAAAATATATTTACGCCGCACCAAATCGCGTTTTTCTTGTGGATGCGCCATTTTGCCCCCTTACAAACCAAATTTTGCTTTAATCAAAGCAATGCCTGTTGCCACCAAACCACCTGACACCGCACCTGCCACCGCGCCATTGGTTCGGGCGGTTTTTTTGCAATCATTGTGGATTTGCTTGATGTGCTTTTCCAAATCGTCTTGTTTGGCGATGGTTACATCTTGTTTTGCTTGAATTTCTTTCAAGGCTTGTAAAATGGGGTCTTGGTTTACGGACATGATTTGTCTGCCTTTTGATTGATTTTATTGCTGACTTCTTTCACATCATCTTTGATTTCTTTCAGCAATCTTTTGATTTCTTCGTTTTCGTGTCGGGCATCGTCTTTGCTTTGGTAGCCTTTTTCCACTTCGTGCAATTTGGCGGTTAAGTGCTTAATATCACGCGCCAATTCTTTATCCATTTCTGCTTGCGAATTGACATAACGCCACAAAGCCGTAATCGCAATACTGACCACCAAGCCAAATGCCCATTCAATCGTTAAAAATTGTTGTGGATTCATCAGTTTGTCTCCAAAATAAAGCGCACTTCCACGCCATCAAGCAAATTGGACGACAATACCCAAGAATGCGTGTCATCGGCTTGAAATTGGCGAGCGTCAAAGATTTGGCGCAAATGCGCTAAATCGCCCAAATTCACGCGAAATTCCGCGTCAAAATCGGCATTCAAACGCCATGTAAACGCAATGTGATTGCGTGTCAAAACGCGCCCCACATACAACACAAAATCTTCTTGTTCACGCGATTTGGCTAAACCCAATTCGCTGTTGGCGTGGTGCATGGCAAGTACGCGCTGGACTTGTTCACGGTAATTCATCATTCACGCTCCGTTGCCCAGCCAATCCAGCCACGCAGTTGATTTTCCAAATTTTTCACATAACGCCCAAACTCAACAGCATGGGTCAAAATCGCTTCTTGCGAGCCATCGTTGGGCGGTTCAGGGCGTTGTGGCATCACGAGCAGGGCTTGTGGCACAGGTTTACTCGTAACCGAGTGATTTTTTGTAGTGCTGCAAGCTGTACTCGCCAAAAGTGCAATCGCCAACACCATTGGCGAGGTCTTTTTCAATAACATTTTGAATTTCCTTTTTCAATTCATTGGCTTGGATTTCAGTTTGCTTTTGAAAGGCAAGCTGTTGTTGGCTGATTTGTTCGGCTTGTTTAAGCCAAAGGGCTTGTTTTGCTTGATGTTCTTGCGCTTGTTGCAACAAGATTTGTTGATAATGGGCTTGCGTTTTCAGGCTGCCTGAACGGTAGCCTGCAACATATAAAAACCCTACACAAACCAAAAAACAAAATAAATTCAAAAATATTTTGATTGGGAGACGATATTTATTCCAAAGTAACATCATGATTTATCTTTACTTTCCGAAATTTGTTGTGCGGCTGCAATCGCCCGTCTTGCCAAACCGTATCCGCCCACCATGCCCCCGTATGCCCACCACGTCCATTCGGCTGGCGTGGCTGTGGCAAATTGGTAAGTCATCACGCCAGCCGCCACATTTGCCCAAACCTTGTCGTGCGACAACGCGCCTGTAGTCGGATTGTTTACCAAACCGCCCAGCCAATGTTTCAGGCTGCCTGAAAGGGTTTTTGGTGGCGTTTCGGTACGCGGTGGCGGTAAAACCGTGTGGTTTGAGCGATATTGGGTGGTAGGTGGTGGTAAATCTCCCCCACTTTGTTTAAAATTTTCCATAGCTTCACGAATCCCACCCCAAATAGCCCGCCAATTTTTTGCGAGCGTTCAAATAGCGTTCACGCAAAATGTGGAAATGGTCGTTTTCAATGTCTTTGAAATCGCTGTAACCAAAGAACGCATAATCAAAGCCTTCTTTTTCCAACGTGCCGTGCATATAATCCAAATCATCAGGCGATAAATGCCACACAAATGGCACATCTTCCGATTTCAAGCGATAGGCTTCCAATTCCCATAATTTGCGGAATGCGTCTTTGTGGGCGTATTTTTTGCCCAATTCTTCATCAAACATGGCGGCATCAATGCACGCACTTTGACCGTTTACCACAAAGCCTGTTTTCAAAATCAGGCTGCATAATGTGGTCGTGGTATTAGGAACGCGGTGGTATTCAGCGCGTTCAATCAAGTTTTCCAAATGTTCAGTTGTGATTTTTTGCATGATGATTTCCTTATTTTTTGCGGTTGCGGCGTTTGCGAGCAGCACGTTTGGCGGCTGCCACGCCCGATTTGCCTACACGTGGAACAGGAACGCAATGAATAACACGCTGTCCCCAAGCAAAATTCGGTTGGTATTCATAATTTGGCAAAAATAAATCAAACAAAAATTTAGCCGAAAAAATTTGCCATTTACCTGTAAAAGTCAATTTCATTACAATTTCCCTTTAAATCAAATTCAAAGCCATTTCAAATACACGCGCATAACGTGCGATTTGCTCGGCTTTGTCCATGCCATTCACAATGCGGCGAGCGTTCACATAATCATCACGGTGGTCGTTGATGTAGTCGGACAATTTTTTGCCTGTGAACCAGCCTTCTTTCATGCCCAGTACAATGATTTTGGCGGAAATATTGGTTTGCAAAGCCAAATCGGGATTGTTCAACAAATCCACGCCCAGCTTGTCCCCAGCACGGCGATAATTGTCGTACCAAGTTAATTGCACGAAACCGCGCCCATAGAATAAATGCGGACATTCATTCTCGGTATAGACCACATCACGCGAGCCATTTTTGTAACAGTATTTCACACCGTGAGAATTGGTTTGCCAGCGACCGTAGGCGTAGTTTTGACCGCGACCGTATTCACGAATCGGCTGCATGGTGTAAGCGGTTTCGTGTAATGCGGTTGCTAGCACATAGGCGTGTTGTTGCAAAGTCAAACCATGTTCCACGCCAGCCAACACCAGCGCGTTAATGCCGTCCACTTGGCTTTGATTCAGGCTGCCTGAAAATAATTTTGGGCGCACAATATTAAAAAATGCAGCATTGGCAAGGGTTTGTGCTACGCTATTTTGCGCGTGTTCTTCAATGCTTACTGCATTATCGGGAATTGGAATAATCTCACTCATGTTTTCAAACCTAGTCAGTTGATAATACAGAAATTGTGCCACATGATTTTTCAATAACCATCTGATACATTTCAACATTTCAGGCGGTCTGAAAACAAAAAACGCCCGAAAGTCGCTAAACTTCCGAGCGTTTAAACCCCATTTAAAACATATTTATCACACAAATAAACACCCATTTTCAGGCTGCCTGAACCCTGCTTCATTCACAATATTTGCGATTTGACGGCTACTGAGTTGATAATGCCGCGCCAAATTATTTGCTGCCAGCCGCACACTCATCGGTGGATTTTGTGTAATCAGCTCATCATATTCACGGCGAATTTGCCGATTGCGTAATTCACGCAACACTTTATCGCAACGCGGTACATAAAACTCACTTTTGCCGCGCAACGCGGTCTTCAATTTATCCACACATTCATCGCCCAAAGTCTCGCCCATGCAAAACCACAGGGCTTTACCAATGGGAAATGTCGTGCCGCCGCACTTTTCTACCAGTACAAACGCTTTTTCCAAACCAATTAACGCCACCACGCCCGCAAAAGTTTCAGGCAATAATGCGCGTAATTCGGTTAAATCTTGTTGATTAATTTGCATTTTTATTCCCTTTCTTTTTTTCGTGGCGGTTCGCATGAATTTGTAATGCTTTGAGCAAATTGTGTAATTCATCTCCGCTTAATAAAATCATTTTGTCTTTTTGAAACATTTTTTGTGCTATGCCAATGGCATAATCCCATGTTTTTTCAGTTTGTTTCAGTAAAACGGCAATTTTATTCATCATCGGGCGATATTCTACCAAGTGCATCGGCATACGACCAATACCACCTACAAAATCATCTCTAAATCCCTTTATTTTCAATTCAGTAATGACATTTTCCAACTGAACTTTGGTCATTTTGCTGCATGAGCGCAAACCTGTTGTGTGTTCCAGCAAATCACGGTACACATCATCGTCCAAATCCAGTTGAGATTTGGCGATGTGGATTTTGGCAATCATTTTTTGGCGTGTATTAGCTTGATTTTCCATAATAAAATACCCAAAATATAAAAATCAAAATATACACAAATTGAAAACTTGTGCAACATTTTTTTGCATAAAAAAGCAGCCTGAAAATTATCTTTCAGGCTGCTTGTAAAAGTTGCAACAGCTTTTTCATTAGTCAAATAAAATAAAACTGTTATCGCCAATAAAATACGGTGGCAATTGTTGTTGATTAGGTTTCGGATACTGACCAATCAAAATTTTTGCTAAATCTTTATCTTCATCAGAATGGGATAAACGCAGTTTCCTTTTTCTACTAGAAAATTGATTTAGTTCATCAAAACCAATTACAAAACGCAATGATGATGCACGACTGTCTATTGCCTGAATAATCAAAGCACATTTATCTTTCAAATCAACCTCATTTAAATCATCGCCTTCATCATCAACACATTCTTCAAGAAAAGGATAGGCTTCGGGATACACTTCATTTTTCAGACATTTTTGGCTATTTTCGTTCAACATCGCCCATTCAAAATCCTGATGATTTAAGGCTGCCTGTAACGCTTTCACGGCTTTACGATAATCGCTAAATGTTGTCAAAACTTGATACGGCTCGCCAACCAAAAATAAACTCGGCAAACCAAATTCTACCACAATTTGTTGAACGGCTAGTGGATAAAAATCTTGATTTTGTAACATGATTATTCCTCATCAATTTCATGCGCCAATAAAGTATCCAATAATTTATCTTGCTCGCCCTTGTCCATGCTTTCAATGCGTAGGGTTTCGCGGTATTCAGCAGCTTCGGCGGCAAGCGTGAATTGCGCTTGAATGCCCAATTCTGCCAATTTTTCTTTTAATTGCAATGGGGTAACGCGGAAAAACTCTTTTCTGTGGTTCACTTTATTCACACGCGCATGGTTAAACTCACGATGCAATAATTTTTCCAATGCTGGCGCGTCTTCCGAATAAATCAGCGCGTGAACATCAAATAAAAACGGCACGGATGCATCGCCCAACTCACGCACACGGTCTAACGGTTCAAGGCGGCGTGTCATACCGATTTTCATCATATTGTCGCCAAACGAACCGATGTTGGAAATCAGATACACATGACCCGCTCGCGTTTGTTGTGCCATAGACAGGGCGCGTTGGTTTTTCTCTTCGGCTTCTTTTAATTTGATATTCAATTCAGCCAATTGTGCTTCATATTGTGCTTTCTGTTCTTCGCTGGCTTTTGCCATTGCCGCACGCGCTTTTTCCATTGCAGCCTGCAACATGGCTTCTTCTTTGGCTGCGTCTTTGATGGCTTTTTCGTATTCTTTGCGAGCGCGTTCTTCTTCTTTGGCTTGCTCACGCAGGGCGCGTTGCTGTTCGCGTTCTTCGGTTCGTAGGGTTTGCAATACGCTTGCCCATTTCAATTCGTCTTGGCGGATTTTGTAATATTCTTGGGTAATATTGGCGGCAAAATAGGCTTGTTTGGCGTGGTATTCAGTCAATGCGTAAACATCGGCAAGTTCTTGTTTTAATTTGCCATAGTTTTCATGTTTGACTTTGCCAATCAATTCTTCGGCATGGACATTGAAAAAATCCAGCAAAATCTTGGACGTACCATTTTGCTGGTCGGTGGCTGTGCCTTGTTTTATCATTTGGCGCATGGTAGCACGACAGGCTTTGAGTTTTTCGCCTGCTTTGTGAATCTGATATTCATCGGCTAACTCGTCCATCAATTGAATACTGGGAATCAAATATTCATCGCCATAGCCGTTGATTTTGCGCTGGATAACGGCTTCGGCTTCACGGACGGCGTTCAGCTCGCGTGTGGCAAGGGCAACTTTTTGGCGTTCTTCTAAAACGGTTTGTTTGGCAGCCTGAACACGCTGATTGATATCTTGAATGTGTTTGTTTTTAGTGGCAGCCAATTTGTCATAAGCATTTTTGACTTCCTGCTCGTGGGCTTTGATTTTTTGATGTAGTTGATGGCGTTCCCGAAGCAGTTCGCGGTCTTTTTCTGCTAATTCGGCGCGTTCCTCATCAAGCAAGCCTTTGTTTTTGTCTTTTTGCAAATACATGCCAGCCCAAAACCCCAAACCACCCACAATAGACAAACACAATAATATCCAAAACATACACGCTCTCCCAATAAAGCCGAAATTATACAATAGAAAATCCCCTTGAAAGCATTGAATAATATACTTTCAAGGGGATTGACTTGTGATAAAAATTAAGCAACACCGTCTTTCAGCGATTTACCTGCTTTGAATTTGGGTGCGCGACTGGCGAGAATAACCACAGGTTCGCCCGTTTTCGGATTGCGTCCTACACGTTCAGCACGTTGGGTCGTGCTGAAACTGCCAAAGCCTTTGATTTCTACCGTGCCACCATGTGCCAATTCTGATTGCACAATCGTGCAAAAAGCATCAAGTGCATCATCGGCTTGGGTTTTAGTCAAACCTGCAATGCTGGCAATATGTTGAATTAAAGTGGATTTATTCATGGTTTAAACTCCAATTAAAAGATTTAAAAAAATCGGCGGATTTTTAAAAACCGCTCCGCCGTGTACGGTTGATTTGTTTTCAGGCTGTCTGAACCCAGTTAATCAACTTCACCACTCAAGATTTCATCAATCACGGACGGGACAGGTGCGAATAAGGTTTCCACTTCACGCAATTCAAATTTTTCTTGAAATTCGCGCATGGGACGCACCCAAACTTGATTTTCTTCATCAATGTAAACAGCCATTTCTGTTTGGTCGCTTTCCAATTTTGCTGTATACAACAGCGTGTAAGCGGTCTGCTTTACCTTGTGAATATGGCTAGGGTGGTTAATATCTGTAATACCGTGAATTAACCGCCATTGCTGTGGCGAAATCACAGAATGTGATTCATATTTTGATGTCGGTGCATCTAACAGCATGGTTAAATGGGCGACACGTTTGGTATTTTCAGCCATGATTATTTTTCCTTTTACTTTTTAGGCTGCCTGATTGCGGAAATCTTTGATAATGACATCGCCTAAAAAGTAAGCAATATCGCTAGTTGGGTGTACGCAACCCTTTGTCTTATCATCAAATTTGACTTTAAGATAAGCGTTGTGCGCACCAATCACCTCACCTGTTTGCCCATTACCTAAAATAATGCGAATCCCTTTGATTAAAAAGGGTAAATCGTAGGTTTCTTTAATGTAGTCCATCGTGTTTTTCCTTAAAAATAATGGCGGATTTTTAAAAACCGCTCCGCCGTTGCGGTTTATTTTTCAGGCTGCCTTTCAGTACACGACAAAAATAACTGTAGGGTGTGCCGTGCGCACCAAAACCCACCACAATATTTAAATTATTCAGTAATTTGGTGCGCATGGCGCACCCTACATTTTTGTGATTGGAAAAATTGTCGTGTACTGTAAGGCTGCCTGAAAATCAATGCACAGTACTTTTGGGCGAAACATCATGTTCAGCCGACAAAATCATCTGCATCTTGGGGTTGCTCAACATCATGTCCACAAACTTCAATTGTTGGGCAAAGTAGGCAAATTCACGACTAAATTGCGCTTTCAATGCAGCGTGTGCCGAAACCGCTTGATAAATCCCCTCGTAAAACGGCTTGGCAACCAACAAGTTGTTGTAATTAAACAACCATGAATCTTGCTCATCTTTGGATAATTCATTGATTTTTCCCGAGATAACAACTTTTGTGCAATCTTCCAATGCCGCAGCAAAGACCATCAAAACCGCCATTAAGGTTGTGGTATCGGTTTCCATCTTATTCATGCTTGCGCTCCCACTTTTTCAAAAATTGGCTCAATCACAAACGACTCTTTACCCGATGAAATGCGGATACCGTCAATTTGTCCATTGTTAAACATCTCTGGGTATTGCAAAATCAACTCGCGGTTGATTTCCAATTTTTCGCGTACAAAACGCTTGTAACGCGAATCTGACAACAGGCGGTCAATCACTTCCGCACTATGTTTCTGCGAAATGCTCACGCTGGGCGAATTGAAACGCCATTTCACAACACCTGTTGAAAAATCAGCATATTTCACGCGATTGTTATCGGTTAATTGGGCGCGGTTCGCTTCGCACCATGTTTGGCAACTGGACGATAAAATATTAATTTGTGTTTGTAATTCAGACACTTTCTTATCGCAGGCTGCCTTGATTTCACTAATTTGGTCGTTCATGGACGCTTTCAAGCGCAAAATTTCACGCTCTAATACACCAATTTCGCCAATTTTCTGTACGACTTCTTCACGCGATTGCGCGGAAGAGACTGATTGGGTTTTGATTTTTTTACTCATGGTTTAGCTTTCAAATAGTTAGGTGATTTATTTAAGGTCGCCCTCATATTTTTAATATGTTTGGCTGCTTGGGCTTTTTGCTGCTCTGTGCGCGGCGGTGGGTCGGGGGACTTTGGTGGCGCAATCGGTGGTGGTGGCGGCGCGGTATTGATGGGCAAATCTTCTGAATTTGGGTCAATCGCATTGACAATGGAAGTCCAGTTATCATCGCTATTTTCAAAATTCACAATAAGTTCCATCATATCAATCAACAAAGCATGGTTTTCAAGCGGTGGATTCAGGCTTTCTCGCTGTTCAAGCAAGTGTTGAACTGCGATTTGCCACGCGTCCGCAGGGTAAATTTTCCAGAACTCGTCCACTTCCATCAAAATCCCGTATGTTTGTTCCAGCGTGAGCGGTGCTTCTTTACAAGAAAATAATTTAATATATTCAAGTAATAATCGCGTATGCTCGCCACCCATTTGGGCAATTTGGGCAATGGCACGTTTGGCGAATTTCAGTTCGGTTTCGCTCATAGCAACTCCATAACCGTTCGACCTGTGGCAACATAAAAATGCGGACTATCGGTAACATTTTGAATTAAAAAATGTTCCAATTCAGATGCCGTGTATTTTTTCATGATGTTTTGGTATTTGCGCGGCGGCTCTTTCCACTTGATTGGCTTGCCCGACAACAAAGCAGCCGCCAAATTGTGATGTCCATCAACCACCAGCCAATAACGTTTGCCACGCAATTCCACATCATGCACACGCACCACAAACACTTGAAAATGTGCCATTTTGTTGCGAACCACATTCATGTCTAAATGTTTTTGGCAACTAATCAATGGCGGTGATTCAGGGTTGAGTGTTGCGCCCACCGACTGAAAGATTTGGGTAATCATGGGTTTAATCATTTTTCATTCAACCTTTCTGCAAATTGCACTGCTTTTTGAATACCAAACAAACTTACTCTTCTAACAAAAATGGCTCTGTTCCACATCTGCATGATTCAAAGCATCAATAATCATATTGGCAGCCTGAACAATCACGTTCAACTGATATTGTGAACATTGCCCTTGTGGATTTTGTCGGGCAATTTCATCTAAAATCGCCACAACAAATGGTGGCTGTTCATAGATAAATGTCTCACTCATTTCTTAAAATCCTATAAAATCAAATATTTAATAAAATTAACAGGCAAAAAAATTATTGTGCTGCCTGTTTTTCAACAGGCTGCTTGCCACGTTTGGGCTGAATATTAGCGGCGAGTTTCGGCAATTTCAGGCTGCCTGAAAACAGTTTCACCGAAAATCCTACCAGTCCGCAAACCGTCAGCATAAACAACACAGGCAGCAGCAATTTCAGCCAAACCAGCACAGCCTGCCAAAAGGTCAAATTTAAATACCAATCTAAAAAATTCATGATTTAATCCTTTGTTTAATTTCACAAAATTTACATACATTAAACCAGTTTTTCAGGGCTTTACCCCGACCAGTTCGTCTAAAGTGCCGTAAAAATCGGGTTTCGCCACAATATTCACAGCATTTCATGCGTGGAAATTTCCGTCCCATGTCCACCCTCTAATTTTTCAACAACATATCATCAATGGCTTGCACCATATCCGCGTTAATTGGCTCGCTATGCTGTTTACTCCAACGGTCGCAGTGATACATGATTTTCCACAGGCGGCGTGGGCTGCCATTTGCGCGTTTAACCATATTTTTCAATAAAGTATCGCTCACTTGTGGCAAAGTAACACGCCCAATTTCTGCCAATTCTTCATCTGCTACGCGGTCAGGCAAGTCCAGCGTTTGCCCAATGCGGCTATGCAGTTGTGCCAATTCGCCGTGTCGCCCCATCAGATTGCTCAACAAACGTGGCATACCTGCCAACACCAAGCCCACACCAGCAATGTCGTGTAGCCTACGCAGAATTTCTAATGATTTAGTGGACAAATTCTCCGCTTCATCAACAATAATCATGCGCCCCGAATCGTTTAATTTCGCTAAAATCGCTTCATTCATATCGTTCAGGCTGCCTGAAACGCTCACGCCAATCTTTTTCGCAATCGTTTTCAACACCACCGCAGGGGTGTATGTGGGCATGGCTTCAATCAAAACCACATCGGGGTGCTGGGCAGCGTAATAGCGCAGCGCGGTGGTTTTGCCCATGCCTGCATTGCCATATAACAAGCCATCTTCGCAAGCCAAATGCACAGATGAGAGCAAATTCAAAATGCGTTTGGTGGTAGCGGTGTTGGCTAATACACGTTCCAGCGCATCAATGGTTTGCTTGCCCAATTCACGCTCCAAATAGGCAACGATTTTGTGTTCAAGATTATCCACATTGCCCACATACTTGTTTTGCAACCATTGCGAAATCGCGGTATGGCTCACATCTGCGCCTTTGGACACTTGCCCTTGCGACACTTGATTGTTTTGCATAAATTGACGTAAACGGTCTTGTAAAGTCATTTTAAAAATCCTTTAAAGTGTGTTTAAATTGGGTTTAAAACATTTTCAGGCAGCCTGAAAAGTTAAAAGCGATACTTATTGATTCGTGGGGTAGCTTCCAGCACTTCCACGTCCAGCACTTCCACAGTTTGCGGAATCGTCAGCTCATTGGCGGCAACCATTGGCGCGGATAATTTTTCAAAATCAGGCGTGTTTTCAATGAGATTGCCGCCCTTAATGTCCATTTCAATGCGCTTGATTTGGTTTTGTTTGAGCTTAATTTGTTTTTCAGCACGTTTGCGGCGTTGCGTTTCCGCTTTGCTTTCCACATCAGGGAATGCGTCTCGCGTATTGCCGTTCAGCTTCGCCATGCACACAAAACGCCCATCTTTCAAATACACGCCCACGTCTTGCGGTCTATCCCAATCGTAAGCAATTAACACTTTTTCGCCGTTGTATGGGGCAAGCTCGGTACTGAAATAGGCTTTATTATCAAAGCGCAACCAACCACGTGATACTGTCCGCTCTTCCATGCTGCGCTCCAACAATTGCAGCTCGTCTTCGCTTAAGATTTCGGGGCGTTTTTCAGGCTCTATCTGCGCCATGCGAAATGCCCAGTATTCCATCGGGCTGTAATGCTTGCCCGTGTCGGGATTTTTGGGGTGTTCGCTGTGTGGGGTGCGGTTGTATTCATCAATCATTGCCGTAAAATCAGCCATAAATTCATGAAAAGTTGGCATTTTTTCTTTGTAACGTTTCTGCTCGTCAGTCAAAGTTTTGCCGTCTTGTTCCGCTTTCGCCCAACTGTTTGTTTTGCGATACATCAAATTACCCACCGATTTATCCATATCACTACCATGATAAGTAGCGTATTCTTTGGCAAGTTTGATGGTGGTAACGTCCCACAAGCCTTCAATTAAACCACGCCCTTGCGGTCGCCCTCCCATGCCCGTGTGGTGTTCAATATCCAAACGTGGACAAATCCCCGTCAATTCGCCTGTAATATCGCGCCCCGTCTCGCCCTTGCCATTATCCGAATAAATCAACACAGGCAAACCCACCAAGCGCAATGCCATCCGAATCGCGTCCGCCACCGCTTTACAGCTTTCCGACACCGTGATACTGAAACCTACAATCCGCCGCGTACAACCATCTACAATCATCGTGATTTCAGGCACATACGGCTGACCATGTTCAAAATGCCGAATCCGCGCTTTCAAACTATGCCCGTCAATAATCCAAACTTGATTCGGTTCAAGAACGTGCCAATTTCGCTTCACATAAGGCAGCAGCGATAAATATTGTTGCCCCACGCGCCGACCCTTTTCACGCACCATCTGTGGCATTTTGCCCCACACGCGCCGCACCACATGAATGCTGGGCAACTCATTTTCAGGCAGCCCATCGCTGTGCCATTGCCGTGCAAATTTTTCATAACTGTGTTTCAGTTTCGGTTTGGCAGGGATTTGGTGGATTTTCAGAAAACGTGGCAACCATGTTTCATCTAAAAACGACCGCCCCAAATTAGTGGTTTTCGGAGCAAGTGCCAGCAATCGTGCATTTACGTTACTGTCAGCAGCTTTAAAAGCTGCCAGCCAATTCAAAATAGTTCGTGCCGAAACATCGCGTTTACCATTTATTCGTGCATTGGCGATGGGGACAAGCTGGCTAATTCGTTCAGGCAGCACCCCCATGCGCATCTGCTCTAAAAAATAGGCAACCGATTGTTTTTTAGAATACTTTAGCGTTTCGCCAATGCTCAACACATCTAAAACAATCGCCAATCGCGCATCAGCGCATTGCCTGTCTTTCAGTGTCAGCCGTTTTACTGCTTCATTCGGATTATCCAAATCCAAAGCAAGCTGATTGTCTTCAGCGCGGTGGACAGTTGGCAAACCTTTGGGGTTGGCACGGGATTTACGCGTGGTTTTTGGGGTTTCGCTGATTTGCAGGCTGCCTGAAAGCTCAAATTCGGCAATTTCTTCGGTTTGGTTAGCTAATTTCTGTTGAACTAATTTGCTGTAAACCGCTTCCCGAATGGGAACTGGCAAGGCAGAAATCAAATATTCCACACCACCACCGCGACCTTTTCGTGGGCGAGATTGCCAGTTTTCGCGTTCTGCTTTTTTCTTTAAACCACGAACCGTTTTTGGCAAATCTTGAATATTCAGTTTTACAAGCTCATTCATATTAATGAATTGCATGATAAAACTCCTTAATTACTCAAACCCAATAATTGATTTCGTAAAACCGAGAGTTTTTCTTGGTGAGATGGTTTCGGCGCGTAATGCGGAAACACCATATCAAGCGGTTTTTCCAAGACTGTTGCAATCGCTTCTGCAATACGTTTGCTGCCACGTCCATTGCGAATGACATCTGAAACAGATTGATTGGTAACGCCTAAAACTTGGGCAATCATGCGAGCAGAAACCTGCTTTTCCCTTAATTTTTCATAGATTTCATGTGCTTCCATGTTCAATCCTATGCTAAAATACAAAATTCACTTGCTTTAGTAGGCTGTCTGAATTGACTGCCTAACCTATGAATTGAATCATATACCAAAAATATTTGGTATAGCAATTATTTTTGGAGACTTAAATGCAACTAATTGATATAGCGCATAATTTAATTGATGAACGTGAGCGTTTAGGATACAGTCGTAAGAATTTTGCAGCCCAAGTTAATAAAACAGACGAAAGTTTGCGTTTATATGAAACAGGTAAAGCAAATATGTCGGCTGAATTTTTGGCTGCTGCTGCTCAATTGGGAGTAGATGTTCAATTTGTTTTAACGGGAGTGAAATCTGAAAATTTACACATGGTGGCGCAAAAATTTGAAAATGAACTTAATCAAGTATTGAATGAAAATCATGGTGGCGTTCAATTTAATGCCGAAGTTTCAGGCAGTCCGATTGTTGGCAATCACAATACAGTCAATCAAGTAACAGGTACACAAAATAACATTACGACCCAAAAACATATTACAAAAACCGTTGTTGAGATTTCTCCTGACGACAATCGTATTGATGAGGAAGAAAAAGCCATTTTACTGGATTTAGTTAATAAAATTGTAGCTAAAGAACAGGAAGTTAAAAGAAAACCCAAAACACATCGTGCAGTTTGGTCAAGTCTAAATGCACATTGTCAAGTTTCAACATACAAACTTATTGCCAAAGATGATTTTGAAAAAGCAAAAATGTTTTTGAGAAAATGGCTGGGCAATTTAAATAATACAGCAACATCAAAACGCAATAATCCGACTGCTTATCGTAATAATCAATATTCTACAATCCATGTAAAAATCAAAGAGCTTGGGTTGGAAGAATGGTATCGTGATACATTAAAAAGCAAATTTGGTGTTGATAGTTCAACTGAACTTGATGAAGTGGAAATGAAAAAACTCGTAACAATGGTTAATGGAAAATACAGCAGAGAAAAGAAAAAGTTGAGTGAATAA